CGAGATGACCATCGTGGTACCATCAACAACGTCGATCACGCGGAACGTCTTAAGCTCCCCGGTCGAGCGCTTGGTGATGTGATGGACCGCCTCAACGCCATCGATCGTGAACGCATCGCCAGCAACAACGCCAGCCGTCGAGGAGACGGTGACGGTCTGATAGCGGTTGTCCACGTTCAGAACACCAGCAACGCTGTTGGTGGTGGCCTGCGGCACGTAGTCGGTGATCGCCGTGTCGGTCGTGTCGATGGTGACGGTCGCGGCATTGGCGGCGCAGCGATTGGCGTAATCGAGCTTGTAAGTCTCGAAGCCAGCGACCGGGCCGACATACGAACGCTCGTAAGCGTTAGCCGACTTGTTGCCGGTGAACGAACGGGTCGCCACCGCCAGGTTACCGGCCATACCGTTGTAATCGCGGCTCGACAGAGCGAGGTAGCGATCTTCGGCCATCACGCCCTGCTCGTTCATGATGCTGTCGCACAGAGCAACGTCATCATAGGTGCCGGCAGGAGTAGAAACCGGAACAACGAGCGTGCCCTGAGCAGCAGCCAGATCCATGACGGACAGGTTGATGTCAGAAGCCAGCTTCTGCTTGGCCGAGTCACCGAGGCGACCTTCCTGCAGAGCATCGCGCAGTTCCAGAGCGTCCATCTGCCAAGCCGAGCACTGGCTGAAGCCGAGGGTCGAGGGAACCGAGAGCTGCGTCATCTGCGACACGTTACCAGCGATGGTGCTGCCAACGGTGCGGCTGAACGACTGGGCGATGTAGGGCTGCGGACGCCAGATGGTGTCACGAGCGCGTTCCATCGTCACGCCGTTGGTGTTGTAGACGGTGATGTTCTTGCTGAGGATCAGCGCATCGTTGAAGCCTTCGAGGATGTTCTCGAAAGCAACAATTTCTTCTTTACTGAAGGCGTTTGCCATTGAAATTACTCCAGATTAGGTTTTCTTGCCGCGCTTGTAGGCCATGACCTTCGACAGATCGCCGGTCTTGAGAGCCTCTTCACGCAGGCGTTCAAGGGTTGAGTCTACACTGCCAGAGATGCGACCGCCACCACTGTTGATGGTGCGTTCTGGCGATGCTGCTGCCTTCCGATTGGTGACTTTCAACTGCGTCTCCAGTTTTGCAACCGCGAAGGCAAACTTCACGGGGTCAGTGATTGAGGCGAGTTCCTTGGCCTTTGAAGTGTTCTTGCCGAGTGCGTAGATGATCAACGCGGGATTGTCGGAGCCTTGAAGAACGATCCCCTGCTGCGTGACGTTGAAGGTCTCCAAGGCAACAGCCTCAGCGTCCTCGTAATCACGCACCTTGAGCGAGGCTCGCGCCTTCGCATAGGAATCCAGCTTGTCCTGCCATGCCTTCGCCTCAGCATCTCGCTGAGCCTGGGCTTCGGCTTCGGCTGTATCGGCATGACGCTTTTGCTCATACCAATCAGCAAGCTTCTTCTCATACTCCTCGGAATCGTAATCGCACGCCTCAAGCGTTGGCTTCGGCCCCAGTGTAACCGGCTTGGTCTCAGTTGCGGTGGCGTTCAACTTTGCTTCGAGTTCGCGGATCTTACGTTCTTTTTCCCGATTAGCCTTACGCAGCTCGCGCACCCACTCCGGCGCACGTTGCTCTTCCTCTTGAGGTGGCGATTCCTCACCTATCGAAACGACAACATCATCATCACCTTCGCCCTCATCATCCGAGACGGCATTGTTCTCACCATCGGCTGCGTCATGGGTGTCGGTGTTGATCTCGATTGCGTCGAGCGTGTCGTCGTTCTCCAGTTCTGCCGTTTTCATACGTTACCCCGTCAACTCACCCAAATTGCGTGGTGGGTGGAACCACATTAGCCTGGGCAACTGCTTGCCCAATCTTTTCAGCCGTCTCGATCGCAGACCTGCGCTGGTCGATATCGATATTGGAGACGGTCTCCGCTGTCTTGGCACGCGTCTCTTCGGTGCGCGCCAGCGTGTATTCGGTGTCAGCCTGGGCCTTGACGGCCAGAGCCTGCGCCTTGGTCGCCTCAGCCATAAGATACATGGACTGCGGATCTTGCTGCTGGCTCTGCGCCATCATGGCTTCCATCATGGCCTGCTGCTCTTCCTCGGTCGGCTGGATCACGCCAAGCTGAACCAGCTTCTTGCGGAAGAAGTCCTTGATGTCGCTAATGCCTTCGCCGTCCATGTTCATGATCGCCATCGACTGCAGGATCATCTGCGTCTCAGGATCGGACGTGACCTGCATCATACCAGTCAGCGCACGAACGGTTGCCTCGCGCCGGCTGGTGAAGGACGGACCAACGTCAACCGCCACATCAAAAGTGGCTTGGCTCAGATCGTTCTCATAGACCAACTCTCCGGTCTCGGCATCGATCGTCGGCTTCATGATCTCGATCGACTCGACCTGATCCATCTGGTCGATGGCCTTCATCTTGCGGCCTTCTTCGACGTAGATGTCCTTCGCCATCGACAGCCAGATCTCACCACAACGCCGCATGGCCTTAGCCATGTTGGTCATGTAGATGAACGACTGCATATCAAGGCGCGTCTGGATCAGCTCAACGGCCTTGCCGCTGATGTTACTGACCATCTTATCAGCCTGCTGATTGTTGCCGAGGATCTCGGCCATATCCTGCTCAGTCAGCTGCAGGAGCGCAGCCATCGCAGGCGGAATGTCAGAGGACTTGGTATAGGCAACCGGACCAGCCGCCTGCATCTCGCCATTCGGACCAGTGATCGGATTGACCAGCAGATACGGATAGTTGCGGATGTTGTCCTCGGCCCACATGACTTGGTGACCGCTGACTTGCTCCGGTGTCAGGATCGGCTTCTCGACCGACGAGAGCGCGCTGATTTCGCCCAGCTTCGAGAGCTGCATATTCTTGAGGCGCTGTGGATCTTTCGCCAAGCGCACATGGCCCATGCAGCGCTCGACGTTATCGACGAACCAGCGCTTGCCATAATACGGCACGATCGGGATGTTCTTGCCAGCGATATAGCCGCAGTCCTCAAGGATGCCGCCACCGCTCATGATGTATTTGTGAACCTTGCGGCGCTTGACGCGCTTCTGGCGCACTTCGATCGTGCCAACAGCTGCCAGCGTTTCTTCGAGCGTTTCGTCAGCATCGAAGTCGGCCTGCGTGTAACGCTCTTCTTCGCCATCAATCGTCTGGAAGATGCGGATGGTCTCACGCACTTCCTCGACGCGGTAATACTCCGCCACGAACACAACGTCAGGCGTGTCCCAGTCGAATTCGTATTGATGGATCTCTTTCGGCCAGGTGGTCGGATCGTCGTTCCACTCAGCCTTATAGGCTTCACGCGTTACCGAATAGAGGACGAAGCAGTATTTCGCGTCCGACTTGTCCTGCTTCTTCGCATCGAGATCAAAGAACACCGAGGAGTCTGCGTCATAGATCGGCTCGAAGCGGATCCGCTGGCGCTCGTTGTCATCGTCTTCTTCATCTTCATAGACGGTTCGCAAGCGCCAGGCACCAAAGCCACCGCCAACGCCTTCCTCGAAAGCATTGTCGAAAGCTTCATCTGCAACGCTGTCCTGCTCATCAGCGCGATAGAGACCATTGCAAGTCTCCGCCAGCTTGTCGTTCTTGGTCCCATCCTTGGAAACAAAATCGACGCTGATGCGGTTGTTGCGATATTCATTGATGATGCGGATCACGCTCATGTGAATCTTGTTCACTTCGAAGCGCGGCTTGTTCTCGAACTGATCGCCCAGCGGACCTTCCCACTGCGCACCAGACAGCGAATAGAAGCGACGATCCTGGAGGCACTGCAGGCGCTCTTCCTGCATGGTGGTCTGACAGCGATCGAACTCGTTCAGTGCAGCTTGATGCACATTACCGAGCCGTTGTTCCCTGTTCAGTCGTGCCATTTACCACCTATTCATCGTTGCTAGAGGCTTTACCTCGACGGCCTTCTTAGGGGCTGCACGACGACTGGCCTCGCACGCATAACGCAGTGCGTCAATTAGATGATTATCACGATCCGCAAGAACTGGCAAGATTGCTCCAGTAAGAGGATCAGTCTTGTAGCTGTAGCAAGTCAATTCATCGATCGTGTGCTGGCATCGAGGATGCACCACGATGTCATGGCTCTTGAGCCACTCGATGCCTTCCTCGACAGACTTC